AACTGGCGGAAGGGGTGGGATTTGAACCCGCAAGGCGGATATTCTAGAGCATCAAAATCTAGTAATATACAACGTTTTCAGCCTTGACGATGTTCTACAATGTTCTGTGTTTCAGACGATTTACAACGCATTTTTATTTTGCTGATTTTCGCAAACTGAAAAAGCATACCTTGACAGGTTCAAACAGGCGTGGCTAAAGTTGCGGCAGGGCTTCGAATCCCTTCATAGCGTTAGCACGCTCGATATGCGTGTTTTTTTGTGCCTGCACAATAGCAATCCAGTTATTGTCGGGTGTTGATGGGAATAGAATAGGACTTGTCCGAATACCATCAGTCGTTCTATGGCGATTCGAAGCACCCGATACTTTTTAAGTATCAATTTCGAAAAAGCATAGGAGTCAGAAATGACAGCACAACCACAGGCGAAACCCGCCAAAATCACACTAAACCAACCCGACTATGAAGATGCTGCAAACGCTTTGGGATTTGCAAGCGAAACATTGCAACGTATTTCAGCGTTGCTTAAGTCCATCGAAGCATCCGACAACCTCCAACATGCCAAGCAACTCGCCGACATGGGCAATTACCATGCCCAAGATATTGCCAACTTCATGGATTGCGCTCGTGAAGATTTGCAGGGGGCATCAGTATGAACATTGCCGCCATCGACCAAAACAAAACCATGAGCAGCCGTGAAATTGCAGAGCTGACAGGAAAGCAGCATAAAGATGTGATGCGCGATATTCGCAAGGTTGTTATTCAGCTTGTGGATGCAGGCGAAGATGTCAGTGGATTCGTTGAAAGCACTGCAAAAGATAAGCTAAATAGAGATGGGCGCATTTTTGCGCTGAACTATTCCGCCACCATGATTCTCATTTCGGGCTACAATCCAGTCATCCGATCCAAGATTGTGAACCGTTGGCAAGAATTGGAACAGGCGCAACAACCACCTGCATTGAGCGAAGAAGAAATCGTCATGCAGGCGTTGGCAATCCAATCCAAGAAAGTGAAAGCCTTAACCTCACAGGTCAACGAATTGACACCCAAAGCCAATGCGCTCGATAGGATTGCCACTGCCGATGGCAGCATGAACATCACCAATGCGGCGAAGCATTTGCAAGTCCGCCCCAAAGAGTTGTTCGACCAATTAAGCCGCATGAAGTGGATCTACAAACGGCTTGGCAACAAAAATTGGGTCGGCTATCAGGATAAAGTTCAGCAAGGCTTGCTTGAACACAAAGTCACCACGCAAATTGTGGAAGGTGTCGAGCGTATTCGTGAGCAAGTTCGGGTGACACCCAAAGGCATGGCGAAGTTGTCCAGTTTGTTTGAAGTGAATCAGCAAGCGGCGTGATGGAACTAGGCGGCTCGAGAGGGTCGCCGATGTTAAACTTTCACACCAGGTGCCTTTATGTTCGATGTATTAACGTTTACAAACCATGTTGGATTAGCAATATGGCTATACTTCCACAGTGGACTCGCCTCTCAACGATGCGCAATATCAGTTAACATGGATTTACATGTGAGCGTTATGGACGCATAGCGCAACGACATTTTAGGTGATAAGCCTATAGGATAGGTTGCCGAATCAACCTCTGCTCGGCTGGCACGAAGCACAGTATGTGTAAAAGCCCGTGTAATGGATTGGGGGTTCTCGGTCGAATAACGGTCAGTACGTAATCTGACGAGGGATAACGTAACCCTCACATTTTAGAAGGGTCTATGCTAACCCAAAAAAGGCTTAAAGAATTATTTATCTATGATGAGGACGATGGGCAACTATATGCAAAAGGTTGTCCTGCTCACACACCTTCTGGATACATGCACCACACTAGGTATAGACACTGCCGCGTTGAGGGCAGAATATATCTAGTCCACAGACTTGTTTGGCTTTATATTTACGGGAAGTTTCCAGAAGAAATTGACCATATAAACGGGGTCAAGCATGATAATAGGATTTGTAATCTGCGCGAAGTTACGCACCGCGAGAACCAGTGCAATCAACGTAAGCCTTCCCATAATACATCTGGATGCGTAGGAGTAACTAAGACTAAATATAGAACTTGGAGAGCGCAAATACACGCTAAATGGAAACATATAAGCTTAGGGTGTTTTAAGAATAAATCAGATGCAGTAAAAGCAAGAGAGTCTGCCGATATGTTTTATGGATTTCATAAAAATCACGGTACGTAACCAGTATTTTTCAGTTATTTCCTAAATGGAAACATCTGCCATTATTTAGTGTCCGTACCTTTCAACTTGTCATGCGAGCGCATTGCTCCAAGCCCCAGTATGCCAAGTAAAACCTGCATGGTGATGGATGTATCAAGAACTGGAAAAGTGCCGCTGTAGCCCATTAGAACGGCTGTAAAACGCATGATAGGCTCGAATACAGAGGCATACAAAAGAGCAAAACCACATCCCCATCCGATGAATGGTCGCCATCCAGCAACGAACAACCGAGGATTCCTAGCCTCTTGCTCATTTATCTTGAGTTGACCTTGCTTCAATGCACTCTCAAGTTGCTCAAGCTGTAGGGCAACTTTAGCCATTTCGGTAGGGTCTTTTATTTTCTCGCCTGTGATTGCTTCACGTGCAGAAGTTAGTAATCCGCCGATACCATCAAGACTAAAATCAAGTAACCCCATCACTTCTTTCCCTTTGTTTTCATGTGCCAGTCCTGCAAAATCTTCCCTGCTTGGCTATTCATCTTCGGCATGCTCCATAGATTGATTGGCGGAAACCTCATGTTAGCCCACACAATCACTTGTGAAGCCCTTTTGAATACACGGCTTTGCCGCCCTTAAACTTTGCGCTTAAAACCTCACCACGATTGAATGCTGCATAGGAAACGTGAATCCATGAGCCTTCATAAATCAGTTGGTCAAATGGTAGCTCAAACTTCTGAATACGTGCGGCAATATCCATCAGGTCATTGGGTGATGCAGCAATATCAACCGCCTGCCCTTTGGTGTGCTGGCTGCCGTCTGCTCCACCAATGGCTTTGTTCAATGCTTCGCAGCGGAAGCCTGAACTGATATGAATTGGCTTACCCCATATTTCACGCAACGGCTCAAGCAGGAACTCACACAAGTTTGCTGCACATCCCATGGCATCGCCACCCATTTTGTTATCAATGCCGTGACGCTCCGCATATTGTGAGCGTTCAAATTCTTCAATGGAAAAATGTTCTGTAAGTTTCATATCACCCCTTCAAAAATAAAACTAAAGCCGATGTAATCAATGCGCTTCCAAAACCTGCAATCACGCTGTTGCGTGCCATCTGAATGCGAATGGATGTCTCCATATCGGCAATTTTCTCAAGTGATTTTGCGTGCGTAGGAATGAGAATCTCATGCGCTTGCACCATATTTGAAATCTTGTGTGACTTATCTCGCAACTTTCCAATTTCAATATCATGAGCTTCCATGCGGCGCAGCATAGCTTCATTGTCTTTGCGGATTTCAACAAGCTCTTTCAATGATGCTGAAATCTCTTTGATTGAACCATGGATTTCACGCTGCCCAGCCTGCACATCTTCAACATGCACTTTTAACTGCTCCACATCTTTTGAAAGTTGGTCTGTCATCTTTTCCTCTCCATCCTATGGAATCGTTACAATGTTTCGCCTATCGCAGTGAGTTTATAACCGCTCGCATCCAGTGTGTGTGTCACGGTTGTTGCGCTGTACTTGCCATCCACACCTGTGCGAAAGCCCGATAGCACCAAGGGTGTACCTGATGCGATAAGCGCATTGCCTGCCATAGTGACATGCAGTCTGCTTGCACCACGATTGAGTGAAGCAAGACGTGCTGTTGCGGCTGCGCGTGCTGCTTGTTCGGTTGCAAATGTTCCTTGCACATTGGCAATGGGTACACTGGACAAGCTTCCGATGCGTACAGGTATGCGCTTGGCTGTGGCATGATCATGATAGTGAGCAATGGCGGCGACATATTTGCCACGGTCTGCCAAAGTGGTGCGCCATGTGCTGACATCTCTTGGAGTAAGCTGAACGGCATCCAGTACGCGACCTGTGGCACTGACGGGCGTTCCCTTTTCGACAAAGAGCAAAAAATCACGAATCGGCTTGCAAATAGCCCCATAATCTCGGGCAAGGCGTGTTAAAAAATTAAGGTCGGATTCTTCACGTTGGTCAAGATGTGGAATGGGTGCGCCAATGGCTGGTGGATTGCCTGTGGCGTATTTCTCGGCAACACGAGCTTGATAGCCATGTTCCTGCGCAATTGTTTTGCATATATCGGCAATGGCGATGTTGTCCCAAGCGCGTGTTTTGGCACTGCGAAGCGTATCGGCTTTGCCGCCTTTGGTGGTGCTTGATGACATATTGGGAGCTTTGGCACGAATCACTAAAGTATCAGGTGAACCCGATAGCTCGATTTCATCCACCGTCCATTTGCCCATGTCAATCAAGCCGCTTTCTTTGTAACCCAGTGCAATGGATAACTCTGCGCCAGTGCGTGGCAAGCTGATGCTGTGGTCACGGTCATCCAGTTCGATTTTCACGCTGTCGGAGGTGTTGCCCGCTTGGTCCGATAGCGTCATGCGAATCAGGCGGTCACGAATCATGGCAGTGTTATCCTTGCCATCTGCGCTGATTTGGAAATCAGGCGTAATGAAGCGCATCAGTCCCAAAGCCTCACGGTTTTAGAAGGTGTGGACGGCGTGGCAAGTGGTGGCAATTGAATGATGATGCCAGCGGCAAGCACCACGCCTTTATCTGCCAAGCTTGGGTTGGCGTTCAATACTTCCACTGTCGCATCCTCACGCCCATAAAATTGATAGCAGATAGCATCCAACACATCGCCTTGCTTGGTTCGGTATGTTGTCATCGATCCACCCCATAAAACTCTAGCGACATGCGAAACTCAATTTTTCGAGCTGCGCCGTTGGAGATAAACAGCGTGCCAGTTTCTTCAATGCTCTTGATGACCCAATCCCCATGAATATCACCCACCATGCCTTGGGCAGAAATGAGCGTTAGCGGCTTGCCAGTGGCGGCAACTTTTCGCATCTCGTTCACTTGATCCACACCTGTCTTAAACTCCGCTGGATAAATCACGCCTGACAATTCTATCGTTTCTTTGCCTTTGCCGATGAACTGCATGCTTGGGTCACGTGCGATACGTTGCTGTGCTTGCCAACGGTATTCAGACACACGCTGCAAGGTCTGATATGCCGCTGTATTGGCTGCAAACTTGAATGAACCTAAAGCCATCATGACTTCATTTTTCGTTGCCATCATCAACCGCCTTGATAATCAAACAATGCACCGCGTGTGTTGGCTGCATGTTCACGTTCTTTTTCCGCCATCGCATCATGAATGGCTGCTTTCACCGCTTGAGGGTCGCCACCATCCACTTGCACGTGCATGACATAGCTGGCGCGATTGTCTTGATGAATGGTGGGTGCTGCCGAGGCTGGAGATGCCGCCATCATCGTTGCTGCCAATGCGGCGGGGGCTATCTTTTGGTGAGTCTTTGTAGGCTTGCCGTCTGATGATATGCCTGCCAACGCGCCACCCGCATCACTTCCAAGCGAGAAACCCAAGCCGCCCAATGCTGCGCCAAGCACTGCGCCAATTGCCGTACCTGCAACAGGAATGACCGACCCAATCGCCGCCCCCATCGCCGCGCCTGCCAAACCACCCGCAATACCGCCTACATCTTTGGCTATTTCTGTGCCTTTATCTTTGCGGTCGCTCATTAAAGTCGAGCCAATGCTTAATGCGCCAAGTCCTACGCCTATCAGCCCACCTTTCCCCTTGAGGAAACCGCCAGCCCCTTTAAGTATGCCACCAAACCCCTTGCCTTTGTTTTTTCCGCCAGCAAAGAAGCCGCCGCCCGATGCCCTCGCCGCTAGATTGGTTTTAGCCAAGCCTGCACGTAGATATGCCAAGCCTGCTGTCAATGCCACGGCTGCGGTCAATACAGGGGCAAGCACAAGGGCAATGCCGCCAACGACTGCCACAGCACCCATGATGACACGGCTAATATTTGGAAAGCGTTCCACCATCGCATTGATGGCATCAACAATCGGTGTAATCACCGCCATCAACTTGTTTAACATCGGAATCAATAACCGACCCAATGATTCTTTAAGTTTGAATAAACGATTGTCGAACAGCTCAAGCGCATTTGCGGTTGTTTTGCTTCTAACGTCGTACTCTTGCTGCATCGAGCCTGCAAAGAGTGCTTTATCCGAGGTTAAATCAAACGATTTCTGCACAAGTTTTAAGTTGCTTAGGATGGGTGCAATGGAACCAATGGATTCAAGCCCAAACATCTGTTTAAGAATGGCAGGTTGCTTGGCTTTATCGAGCTGTGACATGGCTTGGAATACAGCCATAATTGCGCCTTTGGCATCGCCTTGCATGCGCTCCGCCATATCCGTTGCATTTAATCCAAGTGCTGCAAGCGCATCTTTTTGAGCTTTGGTCGCGGACGTTCCAGCCGATAGCGTTAAAGCGAGATTCTTCAATCCTGTTGCGGCAATCTCTGGTTCAGCCCCCGATGAAAGCATCGTTGCACCAAGACTTGCCATCTCGGCATTGCTTAATCCAGCCGCCTTGGCAACTGCACCAACACGTGAAATCACATTGGCAAGGTCGCCTGCTTTGGCGTTCATATGGTTGGAGAGGTAATTGACTGAATCAGCGAGGTCATTGGTTTGTTGTTGAGTGAGATTCAGGCTTGCCCGCCATCCAGCCATGATGCTGCCTGCATCTGCCCCACTTAAATCAAAAGCAACGCCCATTTTCGCCGCTGATTCTGCAAAACCCAACAATTCTTTTTTTGCAATGCCAGCTTGTCCAGCCGCCGCCACAATATCGCCAATGCCCTGTGCGCTAAGTGGAATCACCGTACTCATCGCCAAAATATCGTCATGCATCTGTTTGAATGCCTTGGGTGATGAAAAATTTACGACTTTTTTAACATCTGCCATGGTTGATTCAAAGCTGATTGCTGCATCCAAGGGAGATTTCAAAGCATCCGTGATGCCATGCCCTACTTGTCCCACTGATTGCGATATGAACGAAATATTGGCGGCTTTTTGTAATGTTGAAGCAAGCTTATCTTCAATCGCATGCTGTTTCGCTGCGACTGTTGCTTGATGTTGCATTTTTCGGGTGGTTTCATCGATTCTTGCGCCAAGCGAGCGTTCAGCTTCCGCTATCTTACCCGTTGCAATGCCTGCACCCCTTAATTCACTGCGCAAGCCCTTCAAGCGCATCCTTTGTTCATGGTATGATTGAGAAAGTCGCGCAGATTTCTTCTTTGCCAAATCAAAATCATGTAGCATGGCTTTGCTTGGACTGGATGTGGCAGATATGGCTTTACCAAGCTTTGCAACATCCGCTTGGGCTGCACGCATGGACATCCCTGATTGTCGGACTTGTGCTGCCAGCTTCTTGAACATGGCAATGCCTGACTTCTGCTTGCCAAGCATGGTCAATTCTTTCTGCCCATTCAACATGGACTTGGACATCTTATCGCCCATGTTCGCTATTTTCTGTGCAGGGGATGTGAATTTATCAATGGCTTGAATCATGATGCTTAGGTCAAGTTTTGACATATTTTCCCCTTTTTGTTATCGTTTCTTCATGTTGTTTGCTTTATCTTCCATGCTACCGATATTTATCGTGCTTGCCGACCCGCTCAAATGGGAACATTGGGTGATTGCTTTATGCGTTTTCATCCCTGTGTGGCTATTACTGCGAATCACACGTGGTCTGTTGCGGCTAGGCGAAGCAACCGCCTCCAACAAAAACGACTTCATTCCATATTAAGGCTTTTTCAACAAGCCTAAATCAAACGCTTCATTCAAATAATCCATCGCTTCATTGAACTCCAATCGTTTGATTTCAGACGGCTGCCAATGAAATGCTGCGCCCAACTTAGCGATAAGAGGGCGCAGTACATCAAGCCTTAACCCAAAAAATCAGCAACCACACTACTTGCTTGATTGAAGTCATGAGCATCAAGCTTGCGCACATCATCAGGTGCCATTTCACCAATCAGGGATAGCAAACGAATGGATTTGCTTAATTCATCAGGCTCTTTGTTCATGACTTCCAAATCGCCCACAGTGACACGCCGTAGCTTCAGGCTGTCAATTTTCTCGCCATTCGCTTCAATCGGATATTTAAGCTTGATGATTTCCATTACGCGATACCCAAGTTAATGCGAGCTTGCGCCAGTTGATCCACACCATTGATTTTGCGAATCATGCCCTGCACATCAATCTCAATGTTATCCACGCCAGCGGTGGTCATTTTGTAATAGTCCAACATGAGCTGGCATTTCAGTTTCGCAGCTTCGCCTGGCTTCCATGTCCCCATATCCAATTCTTTAATGCGACCACGCAACGTGACGACGATAGGAACGGCAAGACCTGTGCTTGGGTTTTGCATGGAACCACGCGCCGTGAACGATTTGCTCACGCCAAGTTGCACACCCCATAGATTGATGGTGTGTGGGTCATATTCCGCCAAGGTGAAATCGGCTTCCAGTTTTTCCATACCCAATTCAACTTCAATGGGGGCATCCATGCCGCCAGCCCGAAATTCTTCGGTTTTAAGTGTCAGTTTAGGGAGGTTGATTTCTTCCGCTTTGCCAAAGAAGCCGAAACCGTCCACGAACAGATTAAAATCTTTTAAAACGCTTGCTAGTGCCATTATTTCGCTCCTTTTTGGGCAGGCACAGAGGCGCTGCCGTTACCTTTGGCAGGCACAGAGGCGCTGCCGCTACCTTTGGCAGGCACAGAGGCGCTGCCGCTACATGCTTCCAATGTGCCATCCGCAATCAGGAACTGGGCAGCACGCTTGTGTAGGGTGATGGTGTCACCCACGTTTAA